AGAAATTAGACTCTGAATCAACGCCATCAGCAGCATTAATTGTTTTACCACCTTGTACGTAGTAAGCCAAATCGCCGACATTGTTTTCATAACCTATGTGTAGGTCTGTAGCTCTTGATGTGTAATCAGATCCAGTGTAGCTAGCGTTGGATTCAACATTAACATATGGACCAGCCATTACAGGGGCTGAGAATAGAGAAGCTGCGATAGCTAGTGAGATTTTTTTCATTAGAAAATTCCTGGGATAATTTGACCTGTTGTAGCGTATGCTCCGAGAGCAGAAATGATACCGATCATTGCCCAACGTCCATTCTGGACCTCTGCGTTTTCGTTCATGGTATATTCAAGAGGAGGTTGTAATGCGATAACTTCTGTATCGTTCATTATAAAATTAAAAGTGTACAAGTGGCAGGGACGATGAACTGTTCGGGCTGCCACGTAGCACTAAGCGTTTACACTATTAGTTGTTTTCTTTTTCTTAGCTTGTATTTTAGGACGTTTCTTGATAGCATCCTTTAAGAGTTTGTAATCACCTCCTTGTCTAGTACTACCTCCAGCGTTCCTAACAGCACTATCGAAAGCACTGTGACTTTTTGCGAGTGGATCATAAACCAATTTTCTTTCCTCCTTTAATAATTTTTTTAGGTGGTCTACCTTTTTTTGTACCGTAAGTACCTTTACCTTTTGGCATTAGAAATTACCGTTAAATGCGTCTTGAATAGCTTTGTTCCTTTTGTCTACTGACCTGACATACTTAGATGTAGGTGAGACATTTGTTTTTTTAGTTAGGTATTCTTTGATTTTTTTAAGTGGCTTCATACTTTAAGATTAGATCGTCTTAATTTTTCTTGGACATCATCACGAAACGCTTCGTCTTTATCATAGCGTGGGTCATTCATATCTGAAACAACCTGTGCCATGCTTTTATAGGTATCAGCTGGTGCAGCCTTACCTGTTACCAAGTTGGAATCACGTCCAACTGCATCTTCGTATTGTCCAAACAGTGCTTTAACTGCAAATGTAACAGCAGCTTTATTACCTGTCTCAACTACTTCATCAAAGTTTTTAGCATCAGCATCTGATATGTTATCACTAGCCCATGACATCAACTGTTCATAACCTTGTTTACCACCAGCTATAGCATGTACTTCTGCTACCTCTGCATCTGATAACACAGGAGCTTCATTAACTTGAGCTGTTTCTATACCTACTTGGTTACGCACACCTTCAAGGTATGAGTCAACCATAGTTTTATTAAAACCAGCCTTGTTAAGATCAGTGTACATCTCATCAGTTAGAGTACCGTTGTTCTCAACAAAATACTCATTCATTTTAAATGGATCTATACCATTATCTTTAAACTGTTTAGCAACTTGATCTCCATACACTTCATTAGCAGTCTCATAGTTTACACTACCATCTTCAGTGTAGTAATCTTCTTTAGTAAACTGAGGTGCAGCCTCTTCTTCAGTAGTTTCTTCAGTAGTTTCTGTATCTAGTTTACCTAGACCAGACTCCTCACCTTGTTTCTTTTGTAATTCAAGGTAAGCTTTCTCTAAATCTTTTGGTGATTTGTATTTACCAGCAAGCAGACCTTCTTGGTCTGCCATCATCTTTTCACCAACTTGCAGGGAGTCTTGCTCGTCTGCAGTCAGTGTACCTTCAGTCGATACCGTATCAGTAGCGGCATCATAAGTAATTGTTTCTCCCATAGGTGCTTATTGTTGAGGTTGTGGGGGTAGTTCTGGTGGTGGCCCTCCTTCTTCTGGAGGTGATCCACCTTGCATAGCTCCAGCCATTGCTTGCATTGTTGGTAAAGCTTCTGGATTCTTTGAAGGGTCCATCATAGGTGAGCTTGCGAATTGACCAGCTTGATCCATCAATGCTTGTTGTTGTTGTGCTTGCATTGCTTGCTCCTGCTCTTGTTGTAACTCTTCCATGCTCTTAACAAGGTTAAGTACATCAATACCTTGAGCTGCTGCTAATCGTTTGATAGCTTCATCTGGATTTATGTATTTCTGTAAAGCCTCTGGCCCCATAGTCTGTGCGATTGTAGTCACAAACTGAACCAGTGCATCTCTATCTTGTCCTCTTCCTAACGCATTAATACCTGCTACAATAGTAGGTTTAACTAGGTTTTGAGGGACAGCAGGTATCTGCTTAGCTCTTTGTAGAGTGTGCATCTTCCTACTTAAATATGGTATAAGGAACTCAGTAGTTAACAAGCTGAATAGTCCACCCAACTGTTGCTCTAGTTCCATCTGTGTCATACGAACTTCTTCTGCAGTAGTTCTTTCTGACTGTCTCACATTGAGAATGAGGAAAGCCTCTGATAATCTCTTCTCTAATACATTAACCAATTCAAATGCTGTACGGAAGTCAGCAGTTTTACCTACCTGTACTACACCTACATCATCTGGCCTACCTTGTATGATAGCACCGTTACCAGCTTGTGCTAATGACTGTGGCTTAGTTATAGAACTAGGTGACACAGTAAAAATAACTTTAGCTGCTGCCGCACTACCTTCAACAAGAGCTTGCATCAATGATTCTAATGATTTAAGATCACCAAGAAACTCTTCAACTCTTGAACGTCCATAGTCCTCACCATCTACAGTGACAAAACGTAGTGGTATCCAAGGACTTTTATCTTTAGGTGCTTTACCTTCACTTCCAGGAATTAGTTGATCATGTACTTCTTGATACCAAACCCATCCTTTCTTGGTTAGTTTGACACAAGTATAAACATCAACATCTTTCTCATGCTCACTGTCGTTTTTGTTAGGGTCATTAACTAGTTCTTTTACCATCCCTAACTGATCTCTATTAACCTTTTCTTTAGTAATAACTTTAATGACATTACCATTACCATCTCTGTCTACAACATAACGGTTAAGAGGATATACTTTCATACCTTCTTTACCCATGTAGACTAAAGAGTTCCCTGTTACTACAAGATGTTTAATAGCTGAAAAGATCTGAACTCTATCAGTGGAAGCAGCAATGCTATCCATTATCATACGTTCAATCTTTGCAAAGCTAAGATCCATCTCGCTCTTTGCTTCTGGTGGTATCTCTACTCCTAACTTAGAGTCATCTAATTGTAGTTTAAAGAAACTTGTTGAGGGAGGGAGTAATCCTAACATGAGTTTTGAACTCAGTGTGACTACACCCTTAGCCCCCACGCTTTGCCAAGGTGTTTTAAACTCGGCATAAGCTGGGGGTTTTTCATTCCTCATAAGTAATGTGGGAAGAGTTAATTCCGCACATTCATAAGCAACATTAAGAAACTGTTCACGGCTAGTAGATAATTTATTGTACTCGTTCCGTGCGTGTGCCATTATCCTCTATCTCCAGGTGCTCCGACCATCTTTGCACCAGTGTTAACACCTTGAGGTGTGTTGATACCAGAAAGTCCACCTTCCGATGGCTTCTTAGTAGCTAGCTGTGAGGTACCTGCTGATCTCTTCTTCTTTTGTACCTTCTTAGAAGTGATCTTAGCTTTACGCTTAGTCTCATCTTCTTGAGGTAGAGGTGTAGGTGCGGCAGGTGGTTCTACAGGAGCACGTTGTACTGGAGCTGGTGTTGGAGGTGCTGTAGGTGGAGCAGGTGTTGGGGGTGCGGGGGCTGACTTGTTACCGCCCCCGAATATTGAACTAATAAGTGAACCGCACATAATATTAATCGGATAGTTGTTGTTTAAGTAATCTAATTATAGATAGTTGACCAGCTCTATAAGATATCTGTTTCTCAGAAAGGTTATGGTCAGGAAATACATCAGGGAATCGTTGGTCGAGGTCAGCAATAACCTTTTCGATCCGTCCCCATTCAAGCGTATTTTGGGAGGTTTGTATTTGCATGTTCAAAAAAAGCGGGCATCCTAGCTGCCTTGGTGTCAGAAAGTTCTGGTGCTTTGCCTTCATACATTAGGCGATCACTAGAATCGGCCCAAAATTTTCTGTCTAAATATTTGTCGATTCCATTACCTTTTAAAGGCTGAAGAATCCAGTTAATTGTGGCCTTCCTAAGTTTATCCAAAGAAGGAGAAACAGAAAGACCCAACTCTGCACATACAAGAGAATTACATCCGACATGGATCTGTTCGTCTCTTGAGATATCTGCCGAAATTGTGCGTAGAGCAGCATCACCATTAAACCTAAACATAGGGAGTAAAACGAAGAAGATTGCTCTTTCAGCCACGAGAGCTTTGGTAATTGTATGATCAGGGTGTGCAATCCAAGCATCTCTTAACCTCATCGCTTCTAGTTCTGCTTGTTCATCTGCACCTAGGGCATCTACATAATACCCTAGTGCTAGATCGTGGCGTTCCTCATCTCTAACATTATCTATTAATAATGCTCTAGCGTTATCGGGAACATTCTTTTCAAGCCCTTCTGTAATGAAAGCACCGACAGGTAGCTCCATATGACGTATAGCGAGGGCACGTTTAATGGTTTCTTCTGCCCCTTCCTTAAGCTTTCCAGCTGTAGGTTTGACAGGGGACCATTTTCTCTTGCGGGAGAAGAGTTTATCATAAGGGTTATTCATTCTTGACAATCACATTGTGGTTCTTTAATAAGACCCTCTAAGTAATCGTTGACATCAGCTTCATCTAATGCTGCATAAGCATTTGATTTATCTTGCACGTCACCCATAACTTGAAGGCTGTAGTACAAGGAGGTTTGGGGTGAACCCAACCACTCTTCCACGAACGCATTGTCGTAGGCTACCACATCCGACCAAGAGTTGAATGAATATCCGTGAAGAAGTCCTGTAATATTTAATAATTTCATGAAGCCATCTGCTACACGCTTGTAAGCGTCCCAGCCAACCTCACTGGCAATCTCTACATCGCCATAGTTGTATTTTTGCACACCGAAAGTACCGCTGTCACGGTCTACGGTTCTTGCAATAGGTGGTGCGATCTCAGGAGTACATGTGTATCCATCTAAGTCTTCGCTTCTATAAGAACACGAAGCAGTAGGAGCAATAGCAAATGCTCTTACCATATCATTAGCTCTAGCTATACTAGCAGCTGCCTCTATACCTTTGGCTAATTCAGATACCAGTACACCAGCTTTACCTCCAACGGAGAAGCCAGCGTTGTAACTATCTAAAGCTGCACCAAATTTTGCATAGGTTATTCGTTCACGTCTGAGGAGATTCGAGAGTCCAAGGAATCCAAGTCCGACCTGCCTGTCAATTTGTGAGGGAAGATATTCTCCAGACCCTCCAATACCTGTTCGCCCATGAAGACGGCACAGTTCGGACATACCTTGACGGAGAGCCTTTTGTATGTCGCTGATACCACAGGCACCGAGATTAATATGTTGAAGGAGGCAAGTTCCTCGTGAGGGCAGGTACACCTCAAGACAGACGTTGCCGTAGATCCTGTTCCCATTTTTGTCATGTTTGATTTTGTTGAGCCAGATGTCTCCTGATTTAATTCCATAAATTAGAGCATCCTTGGTTAGTGAATCGGTCTTGTCCCATTTTTCTTTGTCAAGGTTGACGCATCTCTTGATCCAAGGGAGTTCGGATCGAGGAGTAGTAATAAAATCAATGATATCGGCATGGTCAATATCACAGTGAGCCACAATAGCACCGTTCTTATAGACCCCGCCTCTTCTGAGTGTTTCATTTAATACTGAGTAAATTTTTGCAAACGAGACTGGGCCACTCGCAACAAGTCCCTTGCCATTCTCAGTTCCTTTAGGTCTAAGGTTGGATAAGTGGATTGCAACTCCTGCTCCGTATCTAAGAGCGTGGCTCGCAAATCTCCAAGAGGCTTCGATGCCATTTTCTCCCTCCATTGAGTCTTCAACTACGAAGACAGTACAGCTTACAGGCAATCTCCCTTCTGGGTTATCCATCCAGTTTTGCACTCGGCCTGTACGAGCGATCAATTCTGCTGTCATTAAACTAAATCATCTAAATTTGGTGGTGCATAATTTGGTCCCTTAAGAACCTTACCGTCATCACGGTAGATAGGTTTCCCATCTTCATCCAACTTAGACATGTTGCTTTCGTGTACTCTATGTAAAGTTTCATCTAAGTCCCATCCCATGTTAGCAGCGTACTGATAACAAACATAAACTAAGTCAGCTAGTTCTTTTAAACACTCAGCTCTAAAGACATTGTTCTGTCTAAACAACATACCTTCAGCTTCAAGGAACTCTTTAAACTCCTCAAGGATTAAGTCTTTTTGCTTAGTCCGATGTTGCCGATCCGTGCTGTTGCCAATCGCATACTTCGTCCGAAACTCCTCCGCTTGTTGGCTCAGGAATGTCTTGTGTAGGTCTGGTGTAATCGTTAGCGACATGTTCTAGTTCATTGGTTAGGTAATGGATAGCTTTTGTTAGATCCTTAACAGAATCTTCCTTGTAACCCACCCTGCAGATATACTTGATAGCATTTCCAAGGTGGTAGTTAAGTCCTTGATCTCT